AGGCGGCTTAAGTGATAGATCAAGACTTACAAGATATCCTCTCTCGATGTGCAGTAAGTACCAGGATGGTAGCTAAGACCTTCTTTCCTGAACGCTTTTACGTGCCGTTTGCTGAAGACATCCATGGGAAGATATTTGATCTAATCGACGGACCTGATCAGAAAGTAGCTATTGCCGCTCCTCGTGGATGGGGCAAGACTTCCATAGTTGCCCTTGCCCTTATGGCTAGATATATCCTCTTTCGTCATACTCCATTCATCTGCTACATCAACAAGAGCCATGACGCTGCATCGCTTCAAACTGAGAACCTACGTCGAGAGTTGGTAACTAACAGAGATATTAAATTCTTCTTTGGTGACTTCAAATCTCGTGATGTCGCTAATGGGGAGTTTGAAGAGGTATTTAGTAAGAAATCTTGGGTCGCTTATGACACCTTAGTCTGGCCTCGTGGTGCAGGGCAGCAAGTTCGAGGTGTGTTATTTAAGAATGACCGACCTGGATTAATTGTCATAGATGACTTAGAAGACCCTATTAAGATTAACAATGAAGAAATTCGTAAAGGTTGGTACGAGTGGTTATATGCAGACGTTATCAAAGCTCTTCCTCGTATTGGGCCTAAGACTAGCCAGTCTAAAATAGTGTATATCGACACTCTTAAGCACGAGGACTCTGTACTTCAAAAGTTACTTGACTCACCAGAGTGGAAGTCTGTACGACTTGAAGCTTGTGATGACAACTTCAAATCCACTGCCCCTAACTTTATATCTGATGAGGCAATTCAGGAGGAATGGCAGCACCATGTAGATGCTGGTCAAACTGATGTATTCTTTCGTGAGTTGCGTAACCTACCTATATCAACAAAGGATTCTGCATTTAGATCTGAATACTTCCACTACTACAACATACCACCTAATAGGGCCATAGCTGAGAATGATCTCTCAACTCTTGATGTAGAAGTTCAACAAGACTCTAACATAGAAACTGTGGTCATCCTTGACCCTGCCAAGACTGTCAAAATCCACTCTGCCGAATCAGCTATAATAGGTATAGGTATTGACCTAAACAGCGCTAAGGTTTACGTTCGAGATGCTATATCTGAGAAAATGTATCCTGATGAAATATATAATGCACTCTTCGGAATGGGTATGATGCTGGATGCGAAGGTCTTGGGTATTGAAGAGACATCTCTAAACGAGTTTATCAAACAGCCTATTAAGAATGAGATGTTTCGTAGAGGTAAATTCTTCGAGCTTATCTGGCTAAAGGCTCGTGGAGGTATGAAAAAAGAACATCGAATAAAGGAATTAGTTCCTTACTATCGAGGTGGCTACATATACCACAATGCTTCTTGTGCGACTATAAAGAAGCTTGAACAGCAATTACTTATGTTTCCTAGGTCAGCTCTTTGGGATTTGATGGATGGGCTGGCTTATTTAATCGAGATGTTAGAACTTGGTGAGAGGTACTTCAGCCCTAGTGACAATCCTAACAATCTCGAAGCTGAGTACAAAGAACTTACATACGATCATCCAATTGAAGATTGGAGATGTGCGTAAGTTCGTTTAATTTTAAAACGATCTGGAATTATTCTTATGGCCCGTAGATATATTACAATAGGATCTTTAGGCTATATTCATGGCTATGATGATGTTGATTATGATAAAGCTATAGTGACAGAAGGTCCTATATCTTCTGGTGCTCCAGTTGATGATTCAGATGTTCTACGCAAAGAAGATATGGGCTCCTTGGTCGGTATTGAGGGGACAGTTACTGGCGATATTATAAGATGGAATGAACTTACAGATGAATGGGAGGTTGTACATTTTCCATTCGATCCAGTTATACATACAGATAGTCATGTTTTATTAGTGTCTGAACTAAATATATCGCATAGAATGAATTCAGCAGCTGACAAAATTTTTACTCTTCCCTCTGTAGGAGCTAGTGAAAACGGATATAGCGTTACTTTAGAAAAGATTGGAAGTGGTAAGTTAACAGTGCAAGCTGTAGATAGTGATATCATAAGTGATTCATCGGTTGCTGGGACTATATACTCAACAACTGCTTTAGCTGTACTAATTTTAGAATATGTTCATACTATTACTACTTGGATAATAAAGTCTGCAACTGGTACATGGACAACTACATAAAGGATTTATTATGAGAAGACTTCTTAACATTTGGACATTGGTAGTAACGGCAGTACTTCTAATGGGGGCTGGAACTACTTACTACTCGTTAAAATCTACTGATAGTCCAATCTTTGCAAATATTAAACTTTCAGATTTATCTGATGGCAAGATACCTTATCATATAGATGATGCTACAGGTCTTGCTGATGGTCCTACTAAGACAGATGTAGATGATGCAGTTAGTAAAAAACACACTCGTTCTCATACTATATCTTCAACTTCGGATCACTCAGATGTAAATCTAGCAGCTATCTCTAACAATGATTTAATGAGATGGGATGATCCATCTTCTAAATGGTTACCTAAGTCAATAGCTGAAGTTGTATCTGGTAATATTATAGATCCTGGTAATGTACGAATTGCGTCTTTAACAGATGGTTATATTCCTTATCATGTAGACGATACCACAGGATTTGTAGATGGGCCGATCAAAACAGATGTTGACGATGCGGTAAGTAAGAAGCACACACAGAATACAGACACTGGAACAACTTCAACGACTTTCCAGATTGACAGTGACGCCACAGGCCCGAAACTTAAAAACTCTTCCGGTGCAATAGAGATCAGGAACGAAGGCGATACGGCTTGGGCTGATCTATACGCAGGGAATGTAGGTTACAATGAAGGCATGTTGAGCGATCCGACTATTGGAGATGCCGCAGGGGTTAACATTTCAATAACGTCTGCCGATTGCCTTATCCGATCTGACGCTGTATGGAATGACGGAAAACTCTACAGAAAAACGGTTGCCGAAAATACTTCTCTTGCAGTCACGGACGATTCCATAAACTATATCTACGTTACATGGAATACCGGAACTCCGATCTATGCCGCCACCACGAACAGAGGGTTAATAAATAACTCCGATATTATTCCTGTAGCTCGAGTTTACATGGATAGTGGAGACATAGAATACCAGGCGTCCTATAAGTATATTGGAAAAGGGGCTGCTGTCAGAAACTTTGACAGGGTCATGAGGATCAGGGGGTCTGGTGGCATAGAAAGAGAATCCGGTTTTGCCATAACGGAAACCGGGACAAGAGTGGTCAATATTGCCTCTGGTTATACATGGTTCGGACTATCCAGGATTAGTCTGGATGCAGTAGTTCAAGGGGTTGCGGCTTCTGAACTGTGGTATCATGTGGCTGGAGTCTGGACACGTGGTGACATCACAGCTTATAATAATACACAGTATGATAATGGAACCAATTTGGCGGCCCTTACACCAAACAGGTACGCTGTAAACTGGATTTATAGAAATATAACTGAAGGCGAAATTGATATTGTTTTAGGTAGAGGCGACTATACGCTTGCCCAAGCGGAGGCTTCAACGGTTCCACCTATCCCTGATGCTGTTGCTAATTTTTATGTTCTATGCGGAAGAATAATTGTCAAGAACGGAGTTGACACGGCGTATGCTATTCAAAATATATCAACGTCCATATTCATGCAGGCTTCAGTTACGGCTCATGGTGATCTTAGTGGCCTTACCACAGGGGATGATCATACTCAATATGCTTATTTAGCTGGTAGAGACGGCGGTCAAATATTGATAGGCGGGACTGCCGTAGGTGATGATCTTATATTAAGAACTACCTCCGGAGTTGGAGCTTCGGGCGCTAATATGATATTCCAGACCGGTGATAATGGTGGACTCGAGGTCATGAGGATTCTTTATAATGGCAACGTCGGCATCGGGACGACGGTTCCGGGGGAGAAACTTACAATTGCAGATACTAATAAAGCGGTTAGTTCACGAGGTAATGCATATATTTATACAACTGATGCTCAGGGTATTGATGTCGGTGGTCAATTATCATTTGGAGGTTCTTATACTGGTACAACTCAAACGTTTTTTGGGTCTATTGCTGGTAGGAAAGAATTTGCAAC